GATGCCCCAGACGCCGCCGACCATCGCGCCGTACATCTGGATGTACCATTCAGGCATGGCGCTGAGAGCCAACGTGAAGTACGCCTCAACCGCAAGCGGATCGAACAACGCCCAAACGAACGGTGCGGAGAACATTGAGAACGAGATGCGACGCAGCCACTTGTCCTTGTCGGTAAGGTTCGCCATCTCCCAGTCATGGTTGTTCGACTGCTTGTCGCGCAGCAGGCGGGCGCGGTTCTCCTTCTCAGCCTTCTTAATTTCCTGCTCAGACATGACGTAATCTTTGACGCCATTCACAACAGGACCAATCAGCGTCCCGATCAATCCAATCATTTATCGGCCTCCAGCAATTTAATCCGCACCTGTAGATCGTGGATTATGTGCATGAAATCTTCGCGCATCTGTTGCCTCGCAATGCTGTTAGCTGGCGACGCCACGATCTCGCCTTGCGGCGTGACCAACAGCATGAGATATCCTTCGGTCTTTTGCAGCCTGCTTTCGAGTTCGTTTAAACTGGTGATGAGGTACCCAACAGCGGCGAACAGAATAGGTGCCAGCGCCGTCAGGATGGATTGCGTATTGAAATTCACCGCCCCGTCCACCGCTTAACCGTGTCGGTCTCCCAGATGCGCAGCGCCAGCCAGATGATTGACAGCAGCGCCGCGACATCGGGCAGGATAGCGAGCCATGATCCCAGCCCGCCAGCGACCGCCGCCACGTCGATCCCGCTTTTCATTTCGTTGGTCATCACGCGGCTCCGTCTCGCTTAATTTTGCCCACCATGCTCGGCGCAGTACACCATTGTCCGCCACGGTCGAAGAACACAGTCCATGTGTCGCGCCCTAGATAGAAGCGCATCCCTACGCCGCCGCTGGTTTCGCCCCGCCACGCAAGTTCCTCGCCCGCATTGCGCGCTGCCTCATCCGCCGCCGCCACATCCGGCACGCACGCAATCTGCTGCTGTGCAGCGAGCGGCGTTGCAAACAGGCACGCGGCAATGACGAGCGCGCCGCGCATCACCAACCAGCAGGAAGTTTCTGCACCACGGGCGGATCGCGGTCGTCAGCAATGCGCTGCGCGAGAGCCGCCTGAATATCAGCCTCGCTCATGTCCAGCTTGTCGATCACCCACGCGACGACCTGATCCTTGGTCAGCACGTCGAACGCAACGAAGCTGTCCGCGTCCGGCGCGTCGAGGCCGACAGAACCGTAAGCCGTGGCCGACAGATCGTCGGTGTCGTCGTGCGCGTTCACGCGCCAGTGCACCTGCTTGGCGACATCGCTCATGCCGTCTTCGCTTTTTGCGGTGTCGATGGTCTCGATGACCCATGTGTAGGTGATAGCCATGTTTATTCCTCAGTTGCTTCTGCTTGCGGCATGTCCACAGCCGCGTTGAGTGCCTGCACCACTTCCATCAGAGCCGGTGCCTCGTTGCCCTTGATGTCGATGCGAGCAAGGAAGGCAAGGGCGTTATCGACGATGCGCTTTTCCATCAGGCTGCTACACCCTCTTCAACGGCCCAAGGCAGCGGTGCGGACTCCGGTGCGGCAACTGCGTTGGCAAGCTGCTGCGCAAGGTCGGCGTCCGTGCGGTCAAGGGATGTGGTCTCGACACCATCAGCATCTTCAGCAATTCCGTTGCTCGCCTCGAACGCTTCTACCCACCCGATCACGTCCGCTTCTGTTACGTCAGCAAGCGGAACGAAAGGCGAGGACAATTCATCAGGTGTCCAGTTCACAACCCGTGCGTCCTGCACCGTGTTGGTGCCATCCGTTGCGATACGAGACGCGCTGATCTGCACGATCACACCGTCCGATCCATCAACAGGCTCGGGGTGCGTTGCGATGGAATTAATATTCCATGAATAAGTTACGGTCATTTTTGTTTACTCCTAAATTGTTCCGTCATGCAGCAACTTGTAACGATTGCCGTTGATTTTGAGTTCGACGTACTGGTTGCCAGCGCCAGCCGAACCAGTGCCGCCCGTGCTGCCGGTAGTGGTGTTTATCTCCAACAAGTCTCCGTTTGTGACGTTACCCAGCACCATTGTCTGTGTGCCGTTCATAACCAATTCGACACCGCCGGACACGCCGTTGAAGTTCAACCCGTAGTTTGTGCCATCGGACAACTGCAACGCTGATCCCAATGCGGCTGACTGAATATTTAATCTTGGTGTGCTGGCACTGGCACCAATTCCTACGTTTGATGAACTATTCCACTCAAGAGCCTTAGCGCCACCAGCAACCAGCGCACCAATGTCAGCAGATACCCAGCCCATGCCGGTGTCTGGATCGGCTTTGCTCGGAACCAGAGTTGGGTTGGTGGATGTAGCAGCCTCGTTCAGCATTGCGGGGCCGGACGCAGTAGTAACGTCTATGGTTAATCCAGATGTAACTGTAGAAGTGTTAATGGTTAGACGCCCACCGCCGCCTGTTGCAAACGCAAGAGTGTCCGCTGCGGAGTGATAAATTCCTGTGTCAAAGTCGCTATTGAATGACAGAGCGGGCGTTCCGAATGATCCCGCCGTCAGAATGTTCACCACACCCGACCCGCCAATGGCAACGCGGTTCCCACCGTTGGTGATTAAGTGCAGGTTGCCAGCAGCAGCAGCGCCAATACCGTCACCGGGGTTAGCCCTGTTTGGAACAAGCGTCGGATTTGTTGATGTAGCAGCCTCGTTCAGCAGTGCAGGTCCGGCAGCGTTGGCAATATTTAACGCCGTAGGAGTGACGTTAAAAACCGAACCGGAGTCGTCGTCGACGTACAGAGTTCCGCCGCTGTCATATATTGTCCATGTGTCTGTTCCTGACAGACCACCGCGCCGAAATTGAAGACCGGCATTTCCTGAGTCAGAAATGATTCGCATGAAGGATGAGTTTGCCCCGGTTTCCTCCACAATAAACTGAGGAGCGGTTCCGGCACCTTTCACATGCAATCGTGCAGATGGTCCAGATTCGCCGATGCCGACATTGCCGCTGCTGATGATGCGGACCTTCTCGCCCGAAGCGGTGTGAAACTGGATCGAACCAGTTGCCAGCAGCTTTAGAAATGCGTTGGTGTGCTGGCCGGTGATGTAGGCGTTACTGCCGCCCCAATTGATCTGTTGCGACCCAAGATCGTTGAATTGAAGGTTGCCGCCGTTGTCGAGACGCATCTTCTCGGCGGAACTCGTGGCAAAGGCCAGATAGTTGTTACCCGGATTACCGACAATCTGAACCGCATTGTTGGTGGTGTTGGATCGCCAGTAGATATTGCCGCTGTTGGTTGCGTCGCCGACATTGAATGTCATGCCGACAGTGCCGGACAGCGCCTGATTGGTGATCTGGAGATCAGCAGCAGAAGAATTGGACACGCCGAAATCAGTCGTGCCGATCTGCACTCGACCGTTTGCGCTGTCCACAACACTAAATACCGCTTGTGCACCACCGTTCAGAACGGCGAGTCGGCTACCGCCCGGGCTGCTCGTCCCAATACCTAAGTTCCCACTCGTGCCAAGCCGCGCAACCTCTGAACCGTTCACGATGAATGGGACAACATGGTTAGTGAACGACCCTATCTGAAATTGCGACCCGCCAGATGAAGCGTAAAGCCCACCCTGCACTGCGCCTCCGATAACGCGGGAGATCGTCTCGGTCGCGCTGATGCGTAGTGTGTCGGAGCCGAGAGTGGCGGTTCCAATGCCCATAGCTGGGCCGGTGCTGTCAAAATAGACTGGCGCTGCTGTGCTGCCGAACATTCGCACATCTTCGCCAGCCGCCCCTGCAAACTGCAATTCGATGGGCGAGCCACTGCGGTTTATTTGCGCGCTCGACCAGTTGATGAACCCGTCTGTCAGGGTCGTGCCTGTGATCGTCGTGCCGGTGATTGCTGCGGGGGTGGTCGCGCCGATGGTCGTGCCGTCGATGGTGCCGCCGTTGATGTCAACGACCGAAAGAACATCCTGCTCAATCGCGTTGTTAAGTTCTTCACGGCTGATCTTTTTTGTCGCAGCGCCCGAACTATCCACGACGATGAAATAGTCGTCTGCCGCCGTCGCAGAGCCAGTAATCGCATCCAGTTCTGAGATTTTTTTGTCAGCCATGCCGTTAATCCTTACCGATCTTCGCCTTCGTATGCCTCAAGCGCCGGAGAGCGCCAAGACCACCCTGACTTTGCATCGAAAGCGTCAATCGCTTCTTGGGTGTCACACGCGCGCCATTCTTTATATTTCTTGCAGAATTCTTCCTGCCGCACACTAACTACGTCTGTGTAAGCCTTGTGCAGCAATGCCTCGACGCCAGCGCGATCAAGCGTGTGACAATCGCCATCAACATCGCGCACAGAGAATTCTTGCACGCCGCCAATATACCCAATCATCAGATAGGCGAGATCATAAAACAAAAATGAATATGTGTGGTTGCCGCACGAGAATTCACTATGCGTGAATCCAAACGTGTATTCGGACATGATCTCTGCGAATTTTTGGTGCTTATCTTTCTGCATTTCTATGTCTTTATGATGTAGTTCAAGATGATTGTGGGCTGCACGTTATTGTGCGGCGTATCACTGCCGACTGTGGTGTTGGAAGCTGCAGCCACGGGGTTAGGCGCGGCGTCAGCAAATGCAGGAGTTACTGCCGAAGCAGGATTGCGCTGCGTAAATGATGGCAACTCAGCTTCAGTTAATTGGTGCGTCTCCGCGCCGCCTGTCGCGCCCAATGTGTCGCCATTCAATCCACCGCTCTGATTAGTCAGGCGATTGGCGCTACTTCCGCCCATGTCGTCCTGTCCCGCAATGACGCGCCCGCGCAAATCTGGAACATTGAATGTGCTGCCAGAGCCGCCGTAGGTATAGGCGAGCGCCGCGAACAGCGATGCATACGTCGTCGTGCTTAGAGATTGCCCATAGCAGAATAGATACCCAGAAGGCTCTGTGATTCCGGCATACGGAAAAATCATGCCCGCCAAAAGAGGCGATGCCTGCTTGACTCGCAACGGAGTCATTATCTGAGTGTTATTGACGCCAGCCTCTGCTGTGGCTTGCGACGCAACCTGCAAGTCAATGATTTTGGTGCCAGTGTTGTCGTGAATGTCAATCCCACCAGAACTAGCAGCCGTGATCGAATCAGTGATCAACTCGAAGCGACTATTTGCAACATCAAATTCGCCAACAATAACCCATGCTGAATCAGCCGCATTGCGAATTTTGAGATAATTGTTCGCCGTGTCGTTCCACCACATCCCAGCATAGGTCGTTGTCGGCGCAGTCGCGGAGCCGTTATTGGTCGCAATAGCCGCCAATGCTGAGTTTAGATCAGCGCGGAACGCTGGCGTGGTTTGGTCGTTAATCACATAATCATGCGTGGACATTTAGTACCTCACAGTCGCCGCCAACTGAGCAAGCGCTGGCGTCACTCCATCTGACGTTGATTTTAATTCTACACGAAAGCGAAATGCTCTGCCGCTGAAATCTCCAGCCTTGAACCGCTTGTAATCCGACCAAGTTGGAGAGCCCGCAGGATCATCATCTGTTGTCGAAACATACTGCAACACATTTGTGTCCGAAAAACTGCTGCCGCCAGTCAAATCGTCAAAAAGTCCCGCAAGGCTGTCGAAGTTCCCCGTCAACGTGTCGAAAGTAACAGTCGCAGCATCATCAATTCGCACGTTTTCGATTTCCATCGCGCATCGCGCCACACGCACTGATCCAGTGTCAACATATGAAGAAAAGTCGTATGTCGCAGATGATGGCGCGGTAGATGGATCAGTGATGCGCAATCGACTGTCCACTACGCTGCAACCTGTCTTGCTGCCGCTAAATGTCGAATGTTCAGTCTGTCGCTGCGTCGTGCCATATATATCAAGGTCTTCCGCGCGCACCACAACTGACGCCGCAATGACGCTTTGGTTGCCGCTTTTGTCATAGGCTTTTATGAGATAGGTGCCAGACTGCGGAGGCACGATAACGCTGTTCGCCGGACGCGCCACCTTATCGATAGCAGTGACCGCGCTGCCAAAACTTGCGCCGCTTTCGACAAAAGAATGTCGGATGCGATAAAATGACAAATCGAGGTCGGCAACCGGCTCCCACTCAAGCAGAATTCCGCTGGGTCCGACATTGAACGAGAAATCCGTCACGTCCGCAGGCGGATCTGATAGATTTTCGACTTGAAACCCAGAAACCGTAGTGAAACCGCCCTTGATGCCGAAGGTGTTGATAGCACGCGCACGAATATCAAAGGTGTTGTCCTGCACATCGAGAATGTCAACGATGCCAAGTTCGCCGAAACCTGCGAGCCTGTAGTCCGTCTCAGAAGACAGTTTGAATTGCACCTCAACCTGATCCACGCGCTCTGGGGATGTTGAAGTGGTTGTGACCACGATCACATTCGTTAGATGCTCGTTAATGATGCGCGCTTCAGATGTAACATTGACGCCAAGTTCCGGCACGCTGAACGGATCGAATAGTGTCGTGTTGTTGCTCTCAAATGCCGTCTCTTCCGCATCCCAGTCGAAAACAGCAGAAGATATTTCACGCAGATCAAGATTGACGACAAGGCTTTGATCGTCCATTGGCGTGAAGGTCCAGTTGATGACTTCAAATGTCTTTTCACTCCAACCGGCGCGCGTATTTGTCAGCTTAATAATGTCGCCGACCTGCACCTGAAATGCTTTCATTCCAAAGGACGCGGAAACTGTTAGCTGCTCGCGATTTCTAAACAGCGCCATCTTCGCAATTCGCTGCGCGCGAGATGCGGTGCTTGTATAGAGAAGATCGAAATCAATGACGCTCTGATCGCCGCCATCAACATTGATGAATTCGGTAGAGGTGATTTGCGGATAGTCGCTGCTAACATAATTTGTTTCAGGTCCGCGAAATGTACCCTGCACTGTGTTGAAATTGTCGCGGCGCGAATGTCGAGTGATGATCTTGATGCCGGAACGCAGATCGTCCTCATCAAAAGATGCTACCGGCGTCGTATAGGCCGCAGCTTTAGTGCGCCACTTGCCTTGCGCATACCAAATCATGCCGCCCATAGCGCGCAGCAATGATTCAATGACATCGATTGGCTTGTCGGAGGTTACGAATGACCCGTTTGTGGTATATCGCGCCTCTGTGCCACCCGCATCAAGCGGCACCGCTTCGTCGCATATATTAGCCGCCGTGATGAACAGCGTGTCGTCAATGTCTGTCGTATTCAGGCCGTAGTCAGATACCAAATAATCGCGCAAGCAAAGCGCTGAGTTTTCGGTCCACTCAGTCACATCAGTGTTTGGGTTGTAGATTTTCTTGCCCTTGACCAAAAAGCTAAGTGCGGGCTCGCCGTTTGGAAAGGAATCGGCGTTAAAATCAAGTCTAAGATAGATATAGCAAATGCCCTGCAAGCGGTGATCTGATGTCCACTTGCCTTCACTTTCATCAACAAGATATTCATCGGCTTGCTGCGTGTCTGAGCCAAGATGTTTTTTGACGCGCACGAGGCCGACATACTTATCTGGAGCCGTAACGTTGCCGTCCACATCAAGCGTCAAGATTTCATCGTCCAGATAGACGCTTGTTATCTCCTCACATTCATGCCCAGCAATTGCGATGACTTGATGCAAGTATCTGCTGCCGTTCGTGACTTCCTTGTAAACGATAACGCCGCCCACGCGAGATTGTCCGTAAATGACGGCATGATCCTGCGCTGGACCGATTTGCGCGACAGAATAGCCGGTCTCACCAATCGTAGATGCAAAGCCACTAGCCCCGCCGCGCGGTTTAGGCGTCAATGCAGACGAGAGGAAAGACAACCCGACGCTGACCGCGAAACTTGTCGCAAAGTAACCGAGCAGCGCGCTTGCGGCGATTGTACCCGCCGCATATGCAACTCCAGTAGAACCAGCCGCCGCAAGCGCCGCGATGCCAATCGAGATAGGATCAGCAGTGGCAGCAGTCGTTGCGGTCAGAAATGCCAGCAAAAATGTGAAAAAAAATTTCATTCCACGCACCAGTAAATGTCTGTTTCTGCCGGTCTATCGAATTCAATCCCGTTTTCAGCAACAAATGCGACCAAATCGCTGACGCATACGCCAAAGCTGACACCAAGAACCGGCATGTTTGCGTCGAGGCGCGCCACAATATCGCCGCGAAACGGCAAACGCCCTGTGCGCCTTTTTAAGCGAGCATCAACCGCTTGAACAATATCATCATGCGGCTCTGATTTCTGCTTCTCTATATATAATTTCTTTGCGGATTTCGCTGAATCATAGCCGCTGGTCCAGTCATCTGCGAAACCCTCGCCCGTCTGTACGCGCACCGCTTCGTTCGCAAAACGCAGACATTCCCACTCGCTCCAGTCAAATTTCCTGTCCCTGACCGCATCGACAAATTCTGCAAGCCGAATGTCCCAGTCGTTGCGTTTCATCCGCGTCCCCATGTGAATCGCTTGTCCTGCAAGTCCTCGACAAACTCAAAGCCCTTGTCGTTGGGAAAGCGCGCCTTCTGATTGGCATCCGTGTAACGGAACACGCGCGGACGCTCCAAGTCGATCAGCTTACTCTCGACGCTCAGGCCGATGGTGGATGTCTCAGCGCCTTCCTCGATATTCATCTGATCCATGTAGCCCGAAAAAACCTCCACAATCTCATTCGGGTCTCCAGACGACAAGTCGATGCGCGATGTATCCTCTGCCAGAATATATGTGCCGTCTTCCGCAACCAAGTATTGCCGGTTTGCGTCGATAGCGCCGAAAAATATCTGACAAAGCCTGCCCTGATATGGCTCTGTCAGCGCCAAAGAAATCAATTCGGACGGAATTGCCGACAAGGTAAGCGTCGCGCCTTGCGCTGAAATCTCTGCTGTCTCAGATAACTCGCTGATCTGAAGCAAGCGCCCGGTTCCCGTGTAGGTTACGGAAGCAACGGTTAGATCGCCAAGACCAGTCCAAAAGTTGAGTGTTTGCGTGTCAAAAAAAAGGCGCACAGCAAAAAACGGCTTGATCGACTCAGCCGTCAAAACGTTGACAATGGAATCTGAAAGGGCGCGGCTCATACTATTGCTTCCAAAGCCGCGAAATTGACCCCGTATATTGACGCCTCATTGATCGACCAATTTGTTTGATTGGAAGCGAGGCGGAACAAGCCCTTTGCGCTCGTCACAGCGACCGTCGCGTCATCTGCGGGCGCGGTGCGGATGCTGGGCCAGATATCAAGATTAGCTTGCCCGCTTGCGTTCGTGTTTACATCTGAAAGCACCTTGTGCAATGTGGCAGACGACCCGCCGCCAAGCTGAATATAGTCTCCAGCTTTTAAGTAACCCGTCGCGCTGTTTGGGCATCCGTCTATCGTCAGCGTGTCGCCCGTTTGTCCCGCACCATTGACAACAGGCGTTCCCTGCGTGACAGACGCGCTTCCGCGTGGTGTCGCGCCAAGCGGATCGCCCAAAAGAAACGTGCCTTTCATGCCGCGTAGGGAGACAAGAAACGAAACCCACGCTTCAGCGTCGGCGCGCGCCATAGGCGGCATACTGATTTCGGCCTCCCAGCGCTGCCCAGAATGCTCGATGATCTGCTGCTTGAATGTGAATGGGCTTTCGCTGATCGCAACCGCATTGACGGCACGCAAGTTAATCGTGGCGATGCCGCTTTCGGTCGGGAGCGTCAGAGGATACGAGATCGTCATTTTTCATCCTATCTGAAAGCGGCTGCGAATTGTCCGCCGCGTCGCCGAGAATCTAAAACAGCCGCCTTTGTCTGCTCTTTAATTTGTGGAAGCAGTGACATGATTTCAGCGCGCACTGTTTGCGAGACTCCGGTCTCGATCTGGATCGTCTGGTTCACGATTGTTGTCTGTCCGCCGCCTTGCCCAGACAATGCCTCGTTGCGAACGATTGTGCCAGACGCGCCGGGAACAAACAATTCCGGTCCTTTTTCGCCGACCATGTATGGGCTATTTCGAGACACGCTGCCGCCGACCGCGCGTCCACGAGGAAGTTGCCATATAGGCCCTGCACCCGGACTTCCGCCACCGCCGAAGCCGCCAAACACGCTGCCCATCGCGCTGCCAAGAAGACCACTCAAAGGACCAGTTATGCTTTGCCTGATTTGCATTCGGATCAGATCATTGATGATCGAAAGCGCCATTGATTTGAAGGCGTCCTTTGCGCTCGTGGTCCCGTTCACGACGCCCAGCAAGGCATCTTCCAAGTTTTGCATCGCCGACACACCAATGTCTTGCAATGAGGAGAACGTGTCGCGCGCAGCATCTCCATATTCTTGAAGTGCCGTTTTAGCGGCTTCATATTGCGGTGGAATCTCTGCTCCAAGAATTCCAGCGCCAGCAATCAGGCGATCATTTTCTTCAATGATCCGCTCCATTTCGTCCGACACTTCTCGCAAGGCGGGTGGGAACTCGCCGATCAACATCCCGCCGGTAAGTTCGTCGTTTAAGCGGATATAACTCTCCGAAAGACGATCCACCTGATCTGTTGCTTTCTCAATGGCAGGAGCCACAACGTTGTTCACTTGCTCCGTCCAAACCAACAGACCCGCGCCGCTTTCTTCAGTTGCGTCTTTCAAAGAGAAAAGAGAATCAGACATGGTTTTTGTGTAATCTGCCGCAGATTGCAAAGACTTCGTATTAAGCCCCAATGCTTCGCCCAGCTTTGCCCAGAACGACAAACCTTCAGAAATTTTCTCACTTACGAGGGACACGGCATTTACCAAGCCGTCAACCAGCACTGGCAAGACTTCTGCGGAGATTTGTTGTGTCAGGCTTGAAAGCGCAGTCCCTAAAGCTGAGAGATTGTCATTTGCCTGTTGCACGGCTGCTGTTTGCCGTTCTGTCAACTCAATCGTCAAATCTTCAAACTTCTGGCGCATATGATCGACGCCATCAGAACCAGCCATGAGCATATTTGTCAGCTTTTCGCCAGACCTGCCAAACAACTCGAATGCGACACGGACACGTTCCGCTGGGCTTTCAATGTTGTTGAAGTTTTGCAACACCTCTTCAAGAAGCTGGTTGATGCCCTTGAGATTGCCGTCCTGATCTTTTACGGATATGCCAAGCGTATCAAATGCTCTTTGTGCAGTCGCCAGTCCGACGTTCGCCTCAGAAATTGTGCGCGCGAACCGCTGCATACCCTTGTCGAGTTCTTGTGTAGATGCACCCGATAGCTGCGCCGCATATCGCAGTGACTGCAACTCGTTTGCGGTAAAGCCTATGCGTGCCGCCGTCTTTGCAAGGTTGTCAATGCTTTGCCCAATGCGAAAGATTGCAGCGACGACTAGGCCAGCGGAGGCGACGACCGCAATAAACGCACCCTTCATTGATTTGAGGCGACTGCCTAAGTTGTTGAACGCTTGCCGCGTCTTGTCGATGGCAGTGATTTTAATCTGAAGATTTTCAGTTGCCATCTTTTGTCACCTTAAAATAGGCCATCCATTCGTGAAACTCTTCTAATGTGAGTTCCTCAATTTCAGCCTGTGTCTTATGAAGCCGATCCGCTAACGCCAAAAGATTCAAGCGGAACGGATCGCGCCTCAGTTTTTTTCAATTTCCTCGATGCTCTCTGGCTCGCCAAACATTTCACCAGCGACTTCGGAGATCACCGTGAGGCTTTCCCGCATCAGGATCGGACGATCCTCCAACGTAAACGCCTTGTCACCTTCTGCCGTCTCTGCCTTGAGGATGATGAGATCAACCATCGCGGCCACAGACATATTGCTCAGAAAGTCTTTGTGCTTCTTCTGTATGCGGTCGATATCGCCAGCCGTAAGTGCAGAGGCGTAAATGACCGCTGGCTCAGACCCGTCGCCCCAAGCCTCGACAGTGATTTTCGTGCGAGGCTTGGAGCGGTTGCGCCTGATGTTCTCAGAGATTGTGGACATTTTCTATTAGACCGTGGTTTCCGTAAGTGCGCCGGTTCCCTGCACGCTGAAGCTGGCCTCGACCATGCCATCAAACGAAGAGGAAACAGACTTGCCTGTGACGATTGCCGTGCCGGTGTAGTAGGTGTCAGCAGAAGCGTCGCCTTCCGGGTACAAATTGAGCGTCACGGAAGAACCAACATCGAGAGCGCCCTGCCCGCTGGTGTCGGTCTCATCCCAGAACACGTCAACGCTGCCGCTCCAACTTGTGAGGCTGGGCAGGTAGGTGCGCGCACTGTCGCCCATGCTCGTGTCTTCAAGCGTGTCGGCGGTTTCTTCAATCGAGAAAGAGCGGATTTCGGCGACTGCGTTAGAGCCGACCTTAACCGTTCCTTCAGAGCCCTTGTGATTCGCCATCGTCAATCTCCTTCGCGGCTATCTTCTTGGGTTGCTTTTTAGGTTTAGCATCGGCCCGACGCCATCCCTTACGCTCGAAATTCTCAACCTTATAGTCGAGAACGTCGATCTCTGTGTCGCCAGAAGGCGAAATCATCTTCGTCATGCGGCTGTCTCCAGATCGTTCTCCAGCGTAACATAATCCACAATCACTGTGAAAGTGGCGATGCCCACCGGCTGATCTCCTTCACCACTAAAGTCAAAAGCAAAATCGGTCACGCGCGTGTCTTTTGCAAGCGAAGATCGCGTTACATCAGACGCAAGCGCCTCTGCAATCTCCACAGCAATCGCGTCAATCGTATCCTCAACGCCGGAAGTCGCCTTCACATACGCTTCAACGACGAACTCCGCTTCGTGCATGACGCTGCGCGGGATCGTGATCGTTGCATAGTCGCTCGTTTCCGATCTGGAATAAATCGTCAGCGCAGGCAGCTTAGCCTCGGCCAACGGGAAAAAGCGCGTTTGATACACATTCGAGCCGGTCGTCGCCAACCCGGTCAGCGTCGTGGTGATATTATCGCGGATCGATTTGCGAACGTGCGGCATCAAACTTCCTCAAGCACAAGGTTGGTGACACCTGTGCCGTCAGCTTCGACAACCTTGATCGTGTAATTGGTGGAATTGACGAGAAGCGTGTCGCCTTCAGCCGCACTTGAAATATCGGCAGTGCGGCAGAGAAAGCGCGGTTGCTCGATTGCGACCGCCACAGAGCCGCCAGCATCAGCGGCGAAGTATTCGTGATCGAAGATGCCGTTGACTGTCACCGCCGCGCCGCCATCTGGCGTATATGTCGCCGCAACGCCGAAATCATCGACGCTAAAAAACACAGCGAGATCATCGGCGGTTTCGACAGCCATTATTCAGCCTCTGGGATTTCCAGATCGTCGGCAGCAACAGCGCGATCAGAAAGCGACATTTTCTTCTTGCGCCCACCGCTGCTCTTTACCTCTTCGGCAACGCCGCGCGCGATCAACTTATTGGCGAAGCTGTCATCGACTTCGTGCTCTTCGCCAGCAAAGACGCTGCGTCCGGTTCCGATGAAAGATTTCTGTAGAAATTTGATTTTCATATCTCACCTTTCAAGAATTGGGAGAGACGCAACGCGCGCCCCTCCCGCATCTCAAGCTGCATTAAGCGGTGCTTACTTCGTCCGTCTTGGCGAAGGAAACAGCGTTACGCAGGGCCACATCGACATCCTGATGGATGATGATGCGAACCGTACCAGCCAGACCGCCGGTCGTCTCGTCAATCAGGATCGACGGAGCGCCGAACAGGCCAACGATCAACTGCGAGAAGTCGCCGAAGATCAGAGCCGAAGCGTCGGAGCCGCCATCACCCGGATCGAGATCAGACGGAACGTTGCTGGTGAACTCAGCGCGGTAGCCATACAGGCTGTTCCACGGATCGTTCATCAGCATCACGCTGTCGGTCGAGCCAACGCGGGCGGTGTTCGCCAGCTTCGCCTTGACCTTCGGGTTCGACAGCCAGCCCAGCGCGTTCTGATTGATGACGCCATTGGCATCTTCAACCGTCTTCACGATGTTGGTGATGTCGGCCCAAGTCAGCGCATCAACGTCGGTGCCAGCGGAAATGTCCACGTTACCAACGCTGCCGTCGTTCAGGATGCCGGTCGGCTGACCAGAGGAACCCGAACCTTGGATCGCGTAATACTCGATCTTGTCGGCTACGGAACGAAGCAGATCGTCCTGCACCACCTGATCGATTGCCGGAACCGATTCCTTCATCAGCAGGCGGCTGATGTCGGCATAGGCACCCAGCGTGCGCGGCTGGAGCGTCACAGCGCCATCGGTCGGCGACTGATCGGCAACATTGCCCAGTTCCTCAACGAAGCCAGCAGCGGCACCCGTTGCGATCTTCGGCATCTTGATGCGATTGGTAAGGCCACCCATGAAGGTGACACCAAGCGCGGCCATGACCTGCTTCGCGCGCAGCGCCTCGATGAACATGTCACCGCGATGCACTGTCGGAACGAAGTTGTCGGTGACGTTTTCGGAGCCAGAAGCGCCGGTCGCCGCCGTGGACATGGGGCCAGCACGGAAAGCAAAGTCAGGCACATAAACGCCTTCGCACTGCTTGCCGGTGCGGCGTGCGATTTCGTCGTGAATTTCACGCTCGAAACCAGCCTCGCGCCAGTCACCGCTCATCTGCGCGCGGATCATTTTGCCAAGGCTATATTCGCGCTGCTCTTTAACAGGCGCGTCAACGACGTGAGCCGGAGTGTCGAGCGGCTCGTTGCCAATGGCCTCAAGCAGTTCGCCCCGGAACTCGTCGATGGAAAGGCCACGACCAAGGGCGTCTTCGCCCATGTCAGCCTTGTTGTGTTTGCGCGCGAGGATCATAATCTCCTTCGCATTGCGCTGTACGGTCTTGGCAGCATCAGCAGCAGCTTCGGCCCGCACCTCGTCCAGATTAATGTCAGACATTAGATCATCTCCTTCAGTCTTGACGGTTGCACAAAGGTTTTCGGGATTCGAGCGTCCGACACCGACAAGACTTGACTGGTCTGCCGGAATAGAAACTATCGAAATCTCCATTGGAGTTGTTCGCACCCGATAATACTCTTCAGGATCGTTCTTCTCCTCAACGCGGCCATCAATGCGATAGCCCACGCTGATATTCTGGCGGATACCGTCCACCACGTCTGTGAACACTTCCGAAGCCAGCGCGCCTTTTCCAAAGCGCACAATAGCGCGGAGACGCCGCGCACCTTCATCCAGTTCAACAGATTCCACGACGCCGATCTGCCGCTCCATGTCGTGATCGAGCAGGAGCGGAGCGCGTCCACTATTCAAAAAATCAAGGTTCATGCTGCCAGCGCGATGATCGATGACCTCCATGCCGAATTCCCGCTTCACAGGCTCTTCGCTGGAGACGCCGACGCGCACGACACGCTTCTCTTCGTCAATAACCTTGTCACCGTTCATGTCGAAAGCGCGCATCTGCATGTCTGAGCGATCGAAACGCTCCTCTGCGGCGACCTCCTCGACAGCCTCTTCGTGATGCTTGGCGAAGGTGACGGTCACATTCTCGTCATCTTCTTGCACATCGACAACGTGCCGCTGTTCCATTTCGTCCATGCCAGCCTCTCTTTCGCCAGTGGCTTCTTCAAACTCAATCGGCTCGAACTCATGTTCTTCGAGCCACGCACGCGCTTCAGCAGCAGAATAGCGATCTGCGTCGAAACGAACAGCCTGTAATTCGCTTTCGCCATCCATGATACCATAGATGAAATCGATGCCGGGACCGCCTGCGTCTGCTTCACGCGCAAATTCGTCATATTTCGCAGGATCGCTGATGCGCGCAGCGTGTTCATTAGGATATGGACGCTTCTCTTCGTCGTGCCACGCACGCTCTTCGTCAATGCGATCCATCTGCGCGTCTTTCGCGTTAGCCCAAGACTGTCCAGCGTCGCCACCCCAAAGCGCCCAAGCAATTCGACCTGCGCTTGGGTAGCCATCTTCGCCGGGAGAAAATCCCTCGCCCTGCTTGTCAACTTCGTGTCGCGCGAAATACGAAACCATGCGCCGCACTGTGTCAGGCGATAACTCTTGCCGATTTTTTAACTGCCGCGCACGCGCTACGCCGACAGCCGTGCCGCCGCGCCCAAATTCTTCGCGCCAAGCAAGCCCACGCTCCGCCTCTTCGGCCATCGATGCGGTCGGCTTGAGATCGATGTCTTCGCCTTTATACCTCGCCATCGTCTCCCCCGCTTACCTCTGCCGTCGCTGGCGTCTTGGTACCGAACGGCTCGAAGGCCATCTTGAGGCCAAACTGCTCTGCGAGTTCTTTGTCGCGGCTGATCTGGTTGAACGTCTCTTCCGCGTCGCGTCCGTAATGCGCCGCCACATCCTGCATCGACAAGATGCCGTTGTTCAGACCTACGACCGCCGCGTTCATTTCCTTCAGCGGATCGACCCAGTTCCAGCCGCGCCCACGGAAATGCGTGTTGTCCGCGAACTTGTCAAACTTGTTGCCGGGAATCGGGATCGCGCCGAAATCCATCGCGCTCGACAGCCACTCGTAAAACACTGGCTCGATGAAATGCTGAATCATAAACATCTGCAAGCTGCGATAGCCATCACGCTCGTCCAGCGCGCCCTGCCGGATCGAGGAATAGTTCACGCTCGACAGGTCGTTCGACAACGCCGCATAAGATACGTTTAAGCCAGACGCCACACCGCGCAGCATCGCCGATTCAAATTCTGCGAAGCCAGTGTTGGGATGCTTCGGATCGAACATATTAAATTGATATCCATCAGGCATGACATGAAAGCTGCCCGCAGAAACTTCCGTTATGCCCAAATAATCGTCGTGCGTGTCATCGCCGATAAACTCTTCGCCGCCCGGAGTTGTGAGGATGCCCATCTTGCTCGCACTAATTCGCGCCGCGATAACCTCTGCCTCACGGAACGCCTGCATGTGCTTCAGCGCGGACATAGCAGAAACCATAAAGGGCTCGCCGCGCGCCTGATGCGTGCGATTGGGCATATATATATGCATCATTTCTTCGGCTGGAACGCGCACATGCTTCTGTGACTGCGCGCTGTAATAATAACGATCACCCGGATGCGTGGTCAGGACGTGATAAGCGACAGGACGATGCGTCTTGTCCATCTCAATGCCCATTCGCACCTGATTGCCGTTCGATAGCGTCTCGTTCTTTTTCTCATCAACGAGATCAGCTTCGAGGAACTGCAAGCCAAAACCATCGCGGTATTTGTTGCCGCGCAACTTCTTCACGAACACTTCGCCGTCGCGCGCGAGACTTTCCACGACGAACTTCTGGCAGTCGATCCAAGACATACGCGCGTCGGCGGTCGGGGAACCAAGTCTCCCCCATCGCTTCCATGCATTTTCGATGATCGTATTACCAGCCGAATCAAGAGAGCCGTCGCTGTTGCGCGCTTTAAGCTGCAACTGAAAGCCCTGCTCGCCGACGATATTGGTCTTCAAAAGGTGCATATAGCGGCGCGCATATTCGTTGTCGCGCACCAATTCGCGCGAACGATTTCGCATGACCTCAAGATTGAAGCGCAGCTCTGAGTCGGCTGAGTTTGATGAACCTATAAAATCAGAAAACAATCGTCCGCCACGCGCGGAAGCATAAGATCGTTTTTTCATTTTGTTTTGACTATCAGCGTCTTTGCCGCGCCGCACGAAGTCGAGGATGCCCATTTTTTAGAACCTCGCCACCATTGTCGCGCCCGTCGGAACGCCACGCCGCACACGCTCTTTGCGCTGCTGCATAACCAATTCGCGCTTGTAATAATCTCGCCACTGCACGAGTTCGTCGGGCGTCATCTTGGAGAGCGAGCGCCCGCTGATCGAATAGGAAAGAACATCTGCATCCGCGCGCCCTTGCAAGACTGTCTCGATCTTGTCGATCATAATCTCTGCGTGCGTGCGCGGATCGGACTGATTCACATCCAGATCGACAATCGCAGTGAACGTGTTTCGGTCCACGACGATGCGGTTGCCGTCGCTGTCTCGCGCAATCTCAAGCTGCCAGTGATAATAGCCGGGAACGAAATCAGCAGAGGTGGCGCTATCAACTGTGAAAAGATAGTCGTCGTTGTAGGCGGTCCCGACCAGCGTAATCTCGTTCGCACCGCCGCCTGTGATGCGCGCAACATAGGTCGCCGTATATTCATCGTTGGGATAATCGGTTCCCAAATCTGTGCGCCGCCACTGGATGTAGTCGCCAACAACAATTTGAAGCGGTTCTGTTGTGGGAGAATTAGCGGCGTCGAACAGATTTGCCATGCGGGCTATCTCCAAGCGGTTGCGAAATTATTTCGCCTCACTGGCCCTTGTCGCTTCGGCGCTTCTGGCTTGTCTTGTTGCCGCTCGCCGCGCTCGATCAGAGCGTCGATATTAACATTCAACAATGTATATGCCGCTAAAGCATATACACGCAAGTCAAGCGCCTCGTTCCGCGCCCGCACCTTCTTCCACTCTCGCCGCCGGAAACCCTTGCTGAACCTTGTAACGATCTGCTCCGCTGTCAACTGCGCGAAATACTCATCGTCATAATGCTCTGGGAAATGACAATACCCCGGTCCCGGCTTAGAGATTTTCAGCCTAGCATAGATGATTTCTTTCGCCGTATCAACGCCAACCGGGAACAGCCTGATCTTACCGATATTGTTGCGAGACGGTCTGCCGACAAGTGGCTTGCCCTCACCGCCGACACCCTTTATGGCGAAAATGCGGCGCTTCTCTCGCGGGCGCACGAAGTCATAAACGGCTTGCGTGTAATGCCCGCCTGAGTCAATGCACGCGCAACGAATATCTAGGAGCGTTCCGTCCTCTTTCTCAAATTTTTGAGACAGGTAAGTGTCCAAGTCGCGCCAGATTTGAGGCCCAGCCGGATCGCCATAAATAATCGCATGGTCAATCGACCAAGTTTCTTCAGAGCGGCCAACACCCAAGAGTTCAACTTCGAGACGATCATCCTGCACGTCAACACCGGCAGTGAGAAGATGCACGCCATCCGGCACAGCCGCTTGATAGTCTTCGCGGTGCGTTGAAATGTCAGTCTCACTGACGCCATCACCTTGCTCCTCCCAAGTTTCGCCAAGGAATGTGTTCACAAAAACGCGCAGCGTCTCAGGCAGTTTCTTGGCCTCAAGAAAATCGCGCACCGCGTCTGCAAGCGGCACCCACGGACTGTATAGCCCAGACAACCTGAAACCGGCGACGCCATTATGCGGTTGTGACGCAATCCATTCGCCGTTCTTGATCGCCTTGAAGCGGTCGGCATCTGTCCACGCAACGCCGCACGCCTCACAAATGTATGCAGCGGTGTGCGCCTCGCCCTCTGTCCAATGCACATTTTTCCACGATAGCGTTTGCGCGTCGCTGCAATGTGGACAGCTTACATGAAATTCGCGCTGGTCACTGTCTAAAAATTCCGCCTCGATGCGCGATGCGCCCTTGACGGTCGGCGTCGATACCGTGACCAGCTTGCTGTTCCAGAATGTTGTCGCGCGTTTTGCCGCCAGTCGGATCGGATCGCCTTCTGTTCCCGCGCTGGATGGGTAACGATCCACCTCGTCGCAAAGCACGATGCGGACAGGGCGCGATGCGAGGCCCGCCGCACTATTCGCGCCAGCCATCGTAATGTGCCCGCCCGGATAGACCTTGTGCAGCGTCGTGTTGCCGCTATCGCGTGAGCGCGGGTCTTTCACCTTGCCCTGTAGCACTGGCGTGTCACGCAGCATGGGCGCGAGACGATCCTTCGAGAACGCCTGTGCCATTTGCAGCGTCGGCTGTATGCACAAGATCGGCGCGGCGTCCTGATCGATGTGGTAGCCGATCACGTTGAGGATGAATTCTGTCTTGCCGACCTGTGCTCCAGACATAACAACGACCTGTCGGATCGCCGGATCGCTGATTGCATCCATGATGCCGCGCAGATATTCGGCGCGCGCGGTGTACCAGCGTCCCGGCTCGGCAGATGCCTCTGGTGAAAGGCGCCGCTCTGCGTCAGCCCACTGGCTCACCGTTAGTGTCGGCGGCGGCTTCCACGCTTGTGCTGCTGCTGATTTCAGAATCCGCATCTGATTCATCAGATTCGCTTTCCTCTTCTATCCATCGTGCAATCTCATCCAGCGCCTCAACAATTTGCTCCTCGATGAGCCGCTTGCAAATTGCAGGACTTTCTTCGACCGCAACAACTGGCGCAAGTTTGGCCGGCATCGACAGCATCTTGGTGCGACACGCCGAAACCATGTCCAGCCAAGTGTCCACGATCTCAGTCATTGGCACAAGTTGCTCTTTCTTTTCGAGCAGTTCTAATTCAGCCAATTCCGCTTCAGCCGCCGTCTTGCGTGCGCGCACTTCGTCAAAGCTAATCACGCCGGGATTGATGCTGCGCTCTTTCAGATAGGCAATATAACCGCGCACCGCTGGGACAAGCTCATATCGCCCGCGCTCCGCCTTGGGTATCACGCCCTCTTTCGATAACTGCTGCACGCGGCGAGGCGTTAGATCAAGCAGCTTCGATATAGTATCGAGCGAATGTGTTGCAGTTTTAGGCATCAAACTCTTTCCCGGTTTCAGCGTGAACGGCTTTCTTGCCTGTGAATTCCTGCCACCGCTTTACGATCACGTCGCAGTATTTGGGGTCGAGTTCCATGAGGCGAGAATGGCGACCGTTCTTCTCTGCGGCTATCATTGTGGTGCCGGAGCCGCCGAAAATGTCCAAGACAATCCCACCTGAGTTGGATGCGTGACCGATTGCGTTCTCGACCAACTCGACTGGCTTCATTGTGGGATGAAGATGAGATGATTTCGGCCTTGGGAAATCCCAAACATTTGTTAGCTTTCTGTCGTCAATAAAAGACGAGCCGCTCTTGTGCCATCCAAACCAGCACGGCTCGTATTTATTCTGATATTTGCCTCGCCCTAAAGTGAATTGATCTTTATTCCACACAATCGTGGTGGAGCAGTGCATTGCTTTATCAAGGACAGAGAACATAATCCTGCCGTCTGGCCCCGGATGCCCGAAAACATAAACGCAGCCATCACACATTGCGACCAAAACAGAAACAAACGATGAGCAAAAATCTGCAAACTGATCGAGGCTCATATTGTCATTCTCGATCGACCTTTGCTTAAACTTCGGATGCTTTATGTTTCCATAGTCGATGTTATAGGGTGGGTCGGTAAACACCATGTCAGCCTTGCGCCCATCCATCAGCTTCTCAACCGCATCGATGCTGGTCGAGTCCCCGCACATCAGCCGGTGATTTCCAAGCACCCAGATGTCACCTTCGACCGTGACAGGCGTTTCCGGCACTTCTGGCACCGCATCTTCGTCGGTCAGCCCTTCGGTTTCTTCGGCAAGAAGCGCGGCAAGTTCGTCGTCGCTGAATCCGGTCAGGTCGAGATCGTATTCCTCGCCAAGCAAATCTTGCAATTCCAGCGTCAGCAGATCGTGATCCCACTCTGCTTCTTGGCTCACGCGGTTGTCCGCGAGGCGATACGCCTTGACCTGCGCCGGGGTTAAATCTTCCGCGACAACGATTGGCACCTTGTCCATTCCAAGCGACTGCGCCGCCGCGAGTCGAGTGTGTCCCGCGATCACTACCATTTCGCTATCAACGACGATGGGTTGTTGCCACCCAAACTCCTTAATCGATGCCGCGACTTTGCTTATAGCCGCCTGATTTTGCCGGGGATTGCGAGCGTATGGGACCACCGTGTTGATTGCTACATTCTTGATTTTCATGTGAAACGAAACGCCTCCAAAATTTCTGTCGCTACGAAAC